ATGGATTTTTAAAATTAAACATATTAATATTTATTACCCTATATCATGGAAAAATCGTCTATCGGTCATTTCTGATCCTATAGATGATGTGTTAGTTTCATATGTGTTATTTGTTGTAATTGAGTCACCACCTTTTTGCATAATTACACTTGGTGGACCACTTTCTACTGTAATCTTTTCAATTTCTTTTGCTTTTAATTCAGTTACTTTTTCTATTTTTGGTAAATAACTCCCATCAGTTAAACCCATAGCAGCTGATTGTCCTGAATACATATTTTTTAAATCTTCAGTAGAACCTGTAAATAAACCTGATGTAAATTTGCTATACCAAGGTTTATCTGGATACATTATTTCAAACTTATCAGGATTTTCATTGTATAATTTTATTTTGCCTATGTTTTTCATAGATTCTTCATTACCTGCTTTATCATTTTTACCACCTTCAATGTATTTACCAACTTTGGCTGCCTTTCTACCTTCTACAAACTCCTCAAAGGTCATCTCACCTAGTGCTGACTTGTATTTGTCAAATTCATCTTTCATTATAGCAAGTTTTCTTTTTTCAAATTCATCTCCTACATCTAAATTAGTTTCGTCCATTGTACCAAACTGACTACTTTCTTTTATTTGATTTAGTTCATTAGGATTGTCTTTTCTTCCACCAAAAAAATACTCTATAATTTTACCAAGTGTAATTCCACCTAATATACCACCTGCTGCTATAGCAGATAATCCTAATGTTGATAAACCAGCAGTTGCTGCTGTAATTTTAGCAATTAAACCTGTTGGTCCTTTTAGAAGTGATTTAATGCCTAGATAGTCTAATATACCAAATTCATTACCACCTGTCATTTTATTGCCTTTACCTAATAATATTTCGTTTGTTTCTTCTTGTGCAATTAATATTTTTTCTAATAGTCCAGATGATGTTTCAAACTGTTGATCAGACTCTCTTTCTTCTTCAATTATTTGCTCTTTTGACAATCCTGGTGTTTTTTCAGGTTGACCTAGTACTGCTGATGTTGCTTCTTTTACTAATTCTTCTCTATCTTCTACAGGTCTTTGTACACGACTTTCACCACCAGTTTTAAATTCTTGTTTGGCTTGTTTCGTTCTTAATCTTCTTTTTAAAGATAATGCATTGCTTTCTGCTCGTTCTTCAGATTCAATTGCTCTTTCAATTTTTTTACCAATGATTGGTATATTTGTTAATCCAATTCGTCTTGCTAATTTTAATGGTTTTAATTCTTTTTTAAAATCTCTAAATGATAATGATAGTTTTGTGGTTAATCCTAACACTTTCTTTAACTGTTCGTTTGTTTTACCTACCGTTTCTTTTATAAAAATTAATTCTTCATCTGAAATAATACCTTTTTTGTTTAATCCTTCATATTCACCTATTTCTTTTTCAATTGTCTGTTGTAAAGTCTTTGCGTCATCAAACTCCATGCCTTTTAATTGTTCTAAATTACCTGGTCCATAATCTATAACATAGTTAATTATGTCTTGCCTAATTTGAGCATTGTTTAATTGTTTTTGATTCTGATACCCAGCAGTTTTTTCTAATTGTTGTTCATATTCCTGCAAGGCATCAGATATAGCAAACTTAGGATCAGACTCTTGTTCTTTTTGTCTTTTAAGAATCTTGTTAAAGTCTTCTGGATTACCTTTTTTAAAAAATTTAGATTTTAATTCCATCGTTATTTTTTATCTACTTCTATTTTGCTAGGTTTACCGTTTACATATAATCCAAACCAAGCTGCGCCTGCACCAACTACTACAGATACAAAACCTGCCTGTGCATTGTTTGGTTCAGCTAATGCCATAAACCATTGCATTGTTTCGTAAAATGCAACACCATATAATATCATAAACACTCTTGGTATCATTCTCCAATTTGATAAAAATTGTGGCACTTCATCTCTTAAAAATAACCATACATTTTTAATTATACTTTTTCCTGTTTCTAACATTAACTTCTCCCTCTTTGTTTTTCTCTTATCTTCTCGTTTTCTTCTTTTATATGTTGCATTAATAGTTCAACATATATTTCCCTCTCCCATGGCAGCATGTCTTCTAAATCACTTAAAGAATATTTATGGTACTGCATTAAAGCAAAATTAGTACGATAAAAACTCTCTAGGCTCTCATGTAAGAGGGTAACTGAAAAAAATCAGTTGCACCTTGTAATAATAATTTATGTTCAGTACCTGATTTGGGATTTTTATACTCTATTGTATGAGATATAATAGGCAAAGACTCAAAATAATCTTTTATTTTTTTGAATTGAAACATAGTTAAATTTTCTAAAAACTGATCTATTTCAGTTTTTTCTAATTCACTTGCTTCAAAAACTTCTTCTCCTTGATATATCTGAGCAATACAATCCCTCATCAAATTAATTGACAAATCAATAATAGTTCTTTTATTTGCTACTTCTTTTATTGTTGGTACTCTCATAATAATACCATAGTCATCAGCAAATTCTATTTTTGTATTTACCTTTTTGTTCAAATCTGGTTTTACTTGATCAATGTTAAAATCATAATCAACAACTTGCGTTTCATCATCTGGACATTTTAACTTTAATTGTATAACTTCACCAATTGATTTTGATCTTATGTTTAACCACAACCACTCAAAATCATATACAGGCAACTTTTTTACATCTACATCGCCTTTAACACAGCTTTGAACCATATTAATTAATGTATTGATCATTTCATTTTCATTTTGATTTTCATTTGCCAATAATAGTATTTTTTCTTCTTTTACTAAAAATGGTCTATATTTAATCTTTACATTATTTGATAACGTCAACTCATATTCAGGCACTTTCATTAATGGTATACTCATTTTCACTCCTTAATTTAATATTAAATTTCTAAAATCAGTAGCGTCAGGCATTCCTTTTGGAAATAATATTCCACCTGTTACTCTACCTATTGGTATTCTATTTTTTATAGTATCAAACACTTGTCTTCCAACTCTACCTATTTCATTACCTATACCAAAAGGCAAATTATCTAATAGTCCTGTTTGAATTGCTGTAAGGTTTGATCTATATTCTGTTCTATCTATATTAGAATATTCTGAAGCACCTGATCGTAAATAACTCCATGCTGATGTAGCATAGTTTCTGTATGAAAAGGTTACTGTTGTTTTAACTAATGCATTGGTGTCAGAATAACTTAATGGTACGGACGCAATTGTTTTTGGCCACACTTCATAAAATTGTACTTGATATGCTGAAAAACCAGAAGTGTTACCTAAACTGTTTCTTACTGCTTGTCTGTATTCTTCAACTGTTCCAAATGATTTTGGATCTATTTTTTGTAATGCTGATGTAAATGATTTTACAACAGGTGTAATTGTTATCATACATGGTGACGCATAATCATCATAGTAACCTACATTATGACTTATAGGGTCATAGCATTTTGCCATGCTTCAAAATATATCCTTTCATCAAAGTTTATACCTGTGTAATATGTAAGTGTAAGATCATTAAACTGTACATTTTTAGCAAACGCTCTACTTGGTCCATAATATTGTTCGTTTACATCATCTGTTATTGTTTTATCTGGTATTGAAGCTTCAGCACAAAACAAGTCCATTCTTAAATTTAATCCTTTTTTAATAGCATCGGCTAATGATCTACTCTTTGACATTCTTATATCATCATCGGTTATATTAACATTTGGATTATTAGAAAGTATATTTGCACTTACAGGTCCATCAATTGTTGCTATAAATTGTGTTGGTCTTGCTAGACCACCAGATTGTGTTAAACCTGATCTAAATTTATTAAATACTGAATTAGTATTTGTTGATGAATTAATGTATCCATATCTTTTGTTAGTTTCACCTTTATCAAATTGTCCTTTTGATGGTGGTATACCAACTCGTATATCTATATCACCTATTCTTTTGCCTACACTAATTATTGACATTAAATAAATCTCCTACTGTCTGAATAAACTTGTGCTTCACTTGCCTTTTTAAATCTTTGTACAGGTAAGTATATTGCAACTGCAGCCTCATCAGCATTTATTCTTAAAAATCCTGTTTGTACATGTGAGTACAAATACTTTTTAATTGTTGGTTTTACAATCTTTATATTTTTTACATCATCATAAGTTACATCAAATTTTGTTTTACTATCAAATCGTTGATCTGTAGCAGTTGCCTGCATACGTTCTAATAGTCTAAATCTTAATAAAGGTGGTAGATAGTGGAAATTCATACCCATAAATCCACCTGATATTGGCTCTAATGGCAATACTAATGGAAATATATCGTAGTATGGTAAAGTCTTTCTTAACTTAGGATTATATCCAAACAAGTTCAATCTACCCACACTAGGTCTACCGTTAAGTTTACCTTGTCTAAATAATTGACTTGCTGTAGTACCACTCGCAATCTTATTTACTTGTGTTCTATACCATGTAGCCGATTTATATGTATCGCCTGCTTTTAGTTTGATTGTATCAAATACGTTTGCCATACTACTATTTATGACAATTTTAGAAGAATTTTACGTGCTTTTCAGTTATAATCTTAAATGTAATATTTCGTTTTTTGCACCAAGCAAATGCAGCATTCCATTTACATTTGTTTACTTCATATGTGTAAAGTGCTTTTTTATATGTACTAGTTGATCTGGAGCCTTCTTTTAATACAGGTTTTCTAGTTTGTGTGTGTGGTTTTATTTCTATTAGATATTTTTCAAAACTTTTATTTGGCAATTGTTTTACTATTATAAAATCTGGATAATATGTTTTTCTTTTGTCAAAAACTATGTAAGGTATTTTTATTTCTTCACTACCCCATTTTACTATTGTTTTTTCTTTATCACAATATTTCATAAAGGCTAATTCCCAACTGGATCTGAAAAATACATTGTTTACATCACCAATATATTTTTGCCTGTTTAAAGGTCTAAAGCGACCTTTGTAAGCTTGTCTTCTTGGTTCTATTTTTGGAAATCTCTTAAACGTTTTTCTTTTCTCTAACATTTGTTCTTTTAAGTTTTTTTATCTGTTCAACTGTGATTAAACCATCACCTTCATTGTTGTGTCTAAAATATGGCATACCACCCAATAGTTTTATTTTTTCTTCAGTAGATATTATATCAGAATTATTATTTTTTGATTTATAATAATATAAATTATTATCAATTGACCCAAACCATTTCTTTTGAAAATTATAATAATCCTGATTTCTTTTTATAACTTGTTTTTCAATTGTATTATTTTCTAACACACCAGAGTTTATAATAACACATATTTGTAGTTTATGTCTTTCATCTATAGGTAACTTTTTAACATATTGTTTATATTTTTCACCAATGTCAGATAAAGCTTTTGTTACTATAGAAGCTGATACATTTACATATTTTGTATATTTTGTATCCACATAACTTTGTGTTTTCATCCAACGAAGTCTATTTGCTTCTTTTGACCAATTTCTAGGAATAATATTATTTTTAGATTTTCTTTTAGATTTTAGTCTATCTATAAAAATGTTTTTAGCTCTTTCGTATTCTGATGGTTTAAAGTAATAATTACCTACCATAAATTTTAATTTTTCATCTGCACTATCTTGTAAAACATTATATCCTTCGTTAGTATCTAAATCACCATTCATTTTACCTATTTGATATAGTTCATATAGTGAATTTGCATAGTCTTCAGCTGTACTCGGGCAACCTTTATCTTCTTGTGGATTTGTCATCTGACCAAGTAATATAAAAGCTTCTTTAGCGTCAACTTCTTTCATTTGTGAAAAATCATATAGATCGCATATTATATCATTTACGTCATTTTTTTTAACCGCATATATTCTTCCATTACCAGTTGCTACGTGTAGATAGCCATCGGGCATTTCAGCAAAAACTGGAGGCAGTAAATTTAATTTAAATCCTTGTTTTGATATTTTTTCTCTTAATAATTCTGCCTCAGGATTATCACCAACTATTCTGTGTTTTTGAGTTGTGTATCCATCTTTATCTTCGGTTACAATGTCGTCACCATTATCTTTTATTTTTAAAACTTTTCTACCTAAAAATTTACCTCCAAGTTTTAATCTTCTTTTATATTCGTGAGCATATGGTCCATGATCAAATGGACACAACTCTAATGATTTTTTAATAAATGGTTTAAATGATTTATGAACAGATAAATCAACAGCAATATCTTTATCAATATTACGTCCAATATCATTATTTAATTCTTCTTCAACTGTTTGTAATAATTTTGATGTTTTTAATACCATAGTAATATTATATTTTTATAGAGTGGGTAGCCCGAAGGCTACCCAATTGAGAAAGTGAGAGAGATAGATTAGGAATCATCCTCAGCAAGTTTACTAAAGTACGATAGATCGTCATCACTATCGTTGGATGATCCAACTTCCTCTACTGAATTGTTAGAAGACATTGGCACGCTATCACTAGCAGGTGGGAGGTCAATATCTTCAACTGACTCAGTACTTCTTTGTCCAGTAAGTGTCTTATTCAGTTTCTCTTTGAGTTCCTCATAAGATTTAAAATTACTTGGATCAATGAAGGGCTTTAGAGCA